ATATCATTATGGTGCTGATTTAAGAAATCCTACATTATTTATAGAATATGACCCTGTTGTTTTATCAACAGTACAAAAGACAGAAATAAATACAGCAGTAGAGAAAGTAGAAGAAATCGAAATAAAAGAATATAAGTTTGAAGAAGTTAAAGTAGATATCATCGAAGAAGAAATAAAAGTAGAAGAAGTAAAGTTTGAAGAAGAAATCAAACTTGATGAGAAAGAATTTGTAGAAGAAAATATCGTTTTGTCTACTGAATTAAATAATGATGATATAATTCAGGAAGATGAAAAAACTACTGAATTAAATAATGATGATATAATTCAGGAAGATGAAAAAACTGAAGAAGAACTTGAAGAAGGATGCTCAGGATGCACAGAAAATGAAACGACAGAGGTTGTTCAGGAAACATCACGAGATGCAGATGGAGTTGAAACAAGAGAAAACAACAGTAGGAGTGTTGAAGCTTCAATAACTGTTGATGAAGTATTAGAGCAAGTATCACAACAAACAGATAAAATTGATGTTCAGTTACAAACAACTCAGATTATAGTTGCTAAACAGATGCAAAAGAAAAATCAGGTATTGAATCAATACAACAATGTTAATTCAGATATATTTAAGCAAATTGATTTTCCTGATGCCAATATAGACAGTTATCTCTATAATACATATGTAGATATAAGGAATATCTACTCGAATATTAAGTACGAGGACAGAAATGGATATTAAAGTTATAGGTGCAGTATTAGGATTATTAGTTACTTTTGGTGGCTTATTCGTTCAAGTTGGTCAGATTATGACAAGATTGGATATAGTAGAGCAAAGAAGTATTCCTGATATCTCTAATTTAGAAAAAGAATTATCAGTATTAAAATCACAGGTAGAGGATTTAAAAGAGAAAAACAGCAATCCTTTGATAAGATGATTGACACAGNATTAACATTGGCTTTGTTTCTAGCTGTTCTAGTTACANTCAATTCAGCTAGAATCAGAACTAAATGGTTTAAACCTGAGATATCTATAATTGAGATATTGTTCGTAATCATAGTATCATATATCATAGTGCTACAATTATAAGAGGTAATCATGGCAGGTCTTACAGTAACAACAGCAGAAACAGAATTTGCAATCACAAGTGCAGAAGTCAAGAATTGGCTTAGAATTGATGGTAGTGATGATGATACAGTCATATCAACATTACTCAAATCATCACATAATTGGGCTAAAAGATACACAGCAAGAAGTATTACAACCCAAACATTAAAGCTTTCAATAGATTCTGTTTATGATACTGATATACCTGTCAAAGAAGGAAATTATGTAGGCATAGACCAAGACATTACTCGTAGAAGTATATTACTGCCACAATCACCTGTAGCATCCATATCAAGTGTTAAATACTATGATGATGCAGATACAGAAAGCACATTTGATTCAGGTAAGTATTATTTAGATTCAGCAGGTGTTCCTGCAAGATTTGTTTTAAGAAATGGTGAAAGTTATCCAACAGGGTTAAGAGTAGCTAATGCTTTAGAGATTACCTATGTAGCAGGTTATGGTGGTACAACTGATGTACCTGATGATATTAAACATGCATGTCTTATTTATACAGCATGGTTATTTGAACACAGAGGTGATGGTGTAGAAAGAATGTCAGCACCTTATCAAGCAACTCAGTTATTACAACCCTATGTTGTTAGACAATTCTCAACNAACCCTTATCGTGGCACAGCACATTATGGTGGGATGGTCTAATGTCTCTTATAGGAGAGATGAGAAATAGAATCAGTTTACAAACTTTAGGTGGTGTAACTGATGCAGGTGGTGGTCAATCTACTAGCTATTCTACTGCTACAACTGTATGGGCTAAAGTAGAGAATCTATCAGGTGGTGAAGGAATATTCGGAGACCAAGTCAGAGGAACATCTAATTACAGATTTACAATCAGATATTATTCTTCTTTAACAGAAAAATATAGAATCTCTTACAACTCAAAAACATTTAACATAACTCAGATTACTGATATTCAAGAAGGAAGAAGAAAGTTTCAAGAAATACTAGCAACTGAAGGAGTAGCTACATGATATCTATCAAAGTTGAATCTAACTTTGCTAAGAATGCTGAAGTAGTACTTAAAAAGTATCAAGTCAATGCATCAAGACATGTTAATCGTGTTTTAAATAATTTTAGAAGAGATATCACAATGAATATGAGAAACACTCCTAAGACAGGTATGACTTATAAAAAAGGTGGTAAAACACATGTTGCATCATCAGCAGGGAATCCACCTGCAATCGATACAGGAAGATTGGTTAGTAGCATTCAAATCAAACCATCTACACCAACAATAAAACCTGTAGGTAAAGTATTTACTAATGTAGAGTATTCTCAAATGTTAGAACTTTTTATGGACAGAGCATTCATGGGTAAAGAATCTAGAGCCTATCAACAAGCAAAAGAATTCTCTAAAAAGATAGCTAAAGATATTAAGGTGAAATAATGGGATATCATTCATTCGATTTACAATCAGCACTCTATTCCTTGTTATCAGGTGATAGCACACTTGATAGTTTATTAGGTGATAACAAAATATTTGATTCTGTAGCACCACAAGATACAGCATATCCTTATGTTTTAATTGGCACAGAAATAACCACAGATATAGGAACTAAGACTGTAGATGGTAATTTATATAACGTAGATATTGATATTTGGTCTCAATATAGAGGTCAAAAGGAAATCAAGGAAATAATGGAAAGAATTTACAATTTAACTAATAATGTTACAATCTCTGTGTCAGGTGCAGATTCTGTTATGAGTTATGTCAATAGTGCAACAACTCTCGTAGAAGCAGATGGAATCACAAGACATGGTATAGTTAATATTAATTTTACAATTTACGATAATTAAGAGGTAAACAAATGGCAGTACAAAAAGGTGCAGAGGTATTAGTCAAAGTTGGAGATGGTGCTTCACCTGAAGCATTTACAACTATTGGTGGACTAAGAGATACTTCAATTTCAATCAACCAAGAAACAGTTGATGTTACAACAAAAGATTCATCTAGAGTTAGAGAACTTCTAGCACAAGGTGGTGTTAAATCTTTTACAATTTCAGGTAGTGGTGTATTTGATGATTCAGCATCACATCAAACAGTATTAAGTGATTTTGATAACAGTACATTTACTAACTATCAATTCATAGTACCTGATTACAATACNTTTACAGGCTCATTCCAAGTAACAGCTATCGAATATAGTGGTACTTACAATGATTCAGCTCAGTATTCACTTACATTTGAATCAGCAGGTACAATAACTATAGCAACAGTCTAATATGTGGATTGATACAGAAGTAACTGTAAATAAAAAAAAGATTAATGCTAAAGTTAATCTAGGTTCTGACCAATCAGAAGTTGAACTGCCATTCTTTGATGGTTGGGATAACTTAGGTGTTATGAAAATAGATAAGGAAAAATATCTCATCTTTAGTGCTACAAATGTTGGTGGTAGAGATGAGATAATCAGAATGAAAATTAAAAAGGAGAAAAGTAATGACAGTCAATTCGTTGAAAGCAGAGAAGATTCTTAATTTTAAAGATAAGACATACAAAGCTCGTATGTCATTAGATACCATCATGAGAATAGAAGAAGCACTAGGCACATCTATTCTTAAAGTAGGTAATAAACTAACCACAGCAGATATAACTTTATTAGATATCATAACTATCCTAACCCTTGCTATCAGAGCAGGTGGTAATGATATAAATGAATCTGATATTAAAAAACATGTATCTGAGATTGGTTTAGTTGAATCAATGAAATTAACAGGTGAGTTACTTACATTAGCACTTAATGTAGACCCTGATAATACAGAAAAAAAAAGCAATCCTTAAATGATGATTACGAGCTACCTGTAGAAAGGTGGCTTGAAATATGTGTCGGTATGATGCATCTACCACCACAGCAAGTGTGGGATATGTCTATTAAGGAAATCACTCTAGCTATAAAAGGATTTACAGAATACAATACAGGTAAGAAATCAGAGCCTATGGACAAATCTGATTTAGAACGATTAAAGGAAATGTACCCTGACAACTAGATATGGAATTAGATAAGTTATTAGTAAAGATTGAAGCAGATTTATCAGACTTAAAACGAGGTCTTGATAAAGCAAACAACGAAGTCAAAAAATCATCTAGCAAGATGTCAAATGAGTTTAAGAAGTTTGGCACAACCCTTACCAATGTTGGCAATAAAGTAATCACATTCGGTGGTTTATTTGCTACAGCATTTGGTGCATATCAAATCAAACAAGTTGTCGATGTCGGAAGGCAGATAGAAGATTTACAAGTAAGACTTAAAGCTTTATTTGGTACAGCAGAAGAAGGTGCTAGAGCATTTGATGTCATGGTCAAGTTTGCTAGTAAAGTGCCTTTCAGTTTACAAGAAATACAAAGTGCATCAGGTAATCTTGCAGTCGTATCAGATAATGCAGAGGAACTTGCTGAGTTATTAGAAATAACAGGTAATGTTGCAGGTGCTACAGGTTTATCATTCCAACAAACAGCAGAACAAATTCAAAGGTCGTTCTCAGGTGGTATTGCATCTGCTGATGTTTTTAGAGAAAGAGGTGTTAGGTCAATGCTTGGATTCCAAGTTGGTGCTGAAGTCTCAATCAATGAAACAGTACAAAGATTCAAGGAAGTATTTGGTGCAGGTGGAGAATTTGGAAACGTAACAGATGATTTAGCCAACACTTTAACAGGTACTTTATCTATGCTTGAAGATAAGCTTTTCTCATTCAGAAAAGCAATAGCAGATGAGTTCATGCTAGAAATTAAAAAACAATTTAAAGATTTAGATAGTTCATTATCTGATAGTCAAGATGCAATTAATAGATTTGGGAAAGAGATAGGTCAAAAATTAGGACAAGCAGTAAAATTCTTTACAGATAATTTAGATGATATTATTGATGGTTTAACAAAACTATCGATATTTTTAGCATCAGCAAGTGCTGTTGCTTTAGTTAAATTTGTAGCACAACTTAATAGAGTTGTTTTGGCTTTAGGTTTAGTTGCTACTTTTTCTGATGAATTAACTGATGCATTTACTGATAATAGAACAGCAATCGAAAAACAGAAAGATGCACAGAAAAACTTAGCATCTATAAATGAAATGCTTTTTGGAACTTACGACAAAGCAAATCAAAGAGGAGTAGTTAAAAAATCTACAAATGAATTTAAAAAACTTAAAGATGTATTAAAACTTTTACAATTTGAAGGTAAAACAGCAGAACAAGTTTGGAAAGAAAAATTAGATACACTCAGAACAGGTAATAAAGAATATTCTTACGTTGCAGAATTACTTAAAGGATTATCAGGACAATTTGAAAAACTACAAGGTGAATCAGCTAAATTTAACAAGATATTTGATGATGCAATAGTTTCGATAGGTGATGCTTTCGGTGAAGCAATGGCTAGTGGTAAAGACTTTGGTGATGCAATGAAAAAAATATTTGAAAATGTATTAGCACAAATAGTTTCTTTAATCGTACAAATAACAATATTAAAACCTTTATTAGATAGTATTAAAAAATCATTAGGTGGTGAAGGTGGTGGATTCTTAGGTGGAATATTTAGTGGAATAGGCTCTGCTATTGGTGGAGCTTTAGTCGGTAAAGCAAATGGTGGATATGTAGCACCAAACAAACCTTATATGGTTGGTGAAAGAGGTATGGAAATGTTTGTACCTAAGACAGCAGGTAACATCGTTCCTAATAATGAACTAGGTGGTAGTGGAGTTGTAGTGAATCAATCAATATCATTTAGCACAGGAGTTGTACCAACAGTAAGAGCAGAAGTATTAAATCTTCTACCAACAATCAAACAAGAAACAATAAATGCAGTAGCAGAACAAAGAAGTCGTGGTGGTGCATTTGCTAGAACATTCGGAGCATAGTTATGGCAGAGCCAAGTTATCCTTTAACATTACCAACATCTCCATCTAACTTTGTTACAAGTGAATGGAGAATTATTAGAGCAGTTGCTTATACTGAATCACCATTTACCTATGGTCAGCAAGTAGCAAAATATCAAGGCTCAGTTTGGCAGACAACAGTTACATTACCACCAATGAACAGGTCAGATGCAGGAGCATGGCAGTCATTCTTTATGCAACTCAATGGGAGATTCGGTACGTTCTTACTCGGAGACCCTGATGCTAGAACCATACAAGGTGGAGCAACTACAGTTATATCTGTCAATGGAGACCATTCAGTTGGTGCATATGATGTCGTGGTTGATGGTGCTGATGTATCTACAGTGATATTTAAAAAAGGTGATTATGTACAATTTGGCTCAGGTGCAACATCTAAACTTCATATGATAGTAGCTGATATCACATCAGATGGTTCAGGTAATGCTACATTACAAATCG